AGGAACCAGCAGCACAGCGGTCACTGTGGGTGGTATATCAGAAACAGCAGCAGAATGGGAAAACGACAAAAGATATCAAGAAGGTCAAGTTGTACAATTCAATAATACATTCTATAGAGCAACAGCAACCTTTACTTCGGGTGACACTTTTAATACAGACAATCTAGCAAGACTGCCTGCTCTTCCGATAGTAGGAGGAAAAACTGCTGAGTTTAAGAAAAACTTTGAATCAAGAAAACCTCTTTCTATACCTTACGGCACAGTACTGAGAACCAGTCAAGACGTAGTTGATTTCCTATTAGGATATGGCGCAAGATTAAATGACCTTGGATTTGATTTTAATTTTGTAGAATCTGAAGGTCGTGTAAACAACTGGAATGCCGCCGCTAGAGAATTCTTATTCTGGACCACACAGGGTTGGGCCAGTGGCACTGTTATTACACTTTCTCCTGCTGCCAACAGATTCTTCTTCCAAAGAGAATTTGTAGTAGTTGATGATATCTATGATGATTTTTATAACTACAGCTTACTTCAATCAGACGGACAATCACTTCCAAGAGAATTTGGAAGTTTGCTAAGAGATGAAAACAGTTTCGGTCTTGAAATAGTTAGCACAGACGAAGGCCTGTATTCTATTGCGTTACCTCTTGTACAAAAAGAGCATGTTGTATTGGTCAACAATCTTACTATATTCAACGACGTTCTTTATCAACCCAGCACTGGTTATAGAAGAGACAGAATTAAAGTAGCAGGATATCGTTCAGACGGTTGGAACGGCAGCTTAAACATTCCTGGATTTGTGTTTGATGATGCCAAAACCACAGAATGGACACAGTGGAAAGACTATGCCATCGGTAGCCTAGTAAAATACAAGCAATTCTTCTATGTGGCTACAGAAAATGCTCCGGGCACTAAAGATTTTAACAGCAACTTCTGGTTTAGATTAAATGAAAAGCCAGAGGCTGAACTGATCACAAACTTTGATTACAGAATTAATCAGTTCGCAGATTTCTACGATCTCGACACAGACGGATTTGATGCTGAACTACAAAAGATGGCACAGCACCTAACTGGTTATCAAAAGCGTCAGTATCTAGCAAACATTATCAACGACGATGTAAGCCAATACAAATTCTATCAAGGAATGATTCAAGACAAAGGCACTAAAAATGCTCTTGACAAGATGTTTGTCAAACTCAGCAGTGCTGGCGAAGAAAGCTTAGAATTCTTTGAAGAATGGGCACTACAGGTCGGCAGATATGGTGCTGTGGATAATATTCAGCAAATAGAAATCAATCTCAAGCAGGACAAAATTCAAGAATCACCGCAATCAGTAGAACTTGTGAACAGTATACCTGCTGTTAACTTTGATAAAATTTATCGTATACTGCCTTTTGAAATGTATGATCGCCCTGCAGATTATGATCACACACCTTTCCCAACTAAACCGTTAGTTGACGAATACATACGTTCAGCAGGCTATGTCAACGAAGAAGATGTTACATTTATAGCAGGCACCACTGACGAACTTAACACAGGTGATGTGAATCAACTGGGACTCGGCGAATATGTATGGGTCACTGAAGTAAATGCTACACCCTGGGACGTATACCAACATGTGTCAACCAATGCTAACGTAATTGAACTAGAAGATCGTCAAGAACTTAACAGCGAAGGGATACCTTTACGCAGTCTCTATCTAGACAAATGGGCCAAGGATCATGTACAGGCTGGCGATCTTGTAGGTGTTAGATCAGCACAAGAATTTAACATAAACAGCATCTACAAAGTAGACAGCGTAAGCCTAGAAGAAGTTAAAATACAGGTTCCTGAAGATAATGAAATTGTTCCTTTTGCTACACAGAGTTATATACTGACTAAATTAAGAAGTGTAAGAGTTGACGATTTAGATGAATTAGCACAGCTAGCACAAGAAAAATTGTACAACCAACAGCGTGTGTGGGTCGACAATTATAATGGAGACTGGTCAGTTTTAGAAAACGATCCTGTTTACGTAAACCGTCAGACACTTGTAAATCTTTCTGAATTTGACAGCACTGTACAAGATTTCGGCACCAACATAGCAGCTACTCCTGACAACAACAATTTATTTGTAGCAGCCCCAGGCGACGGCAACGGCAAGATTTTTTACTATCGCAGAACCAAAGAAACATTTAATTTTAATATAGACCAAGAATTGGTATTAGACGACGGTGATTTATTCACAGTTTCAGATAGTGGATTTGCTTCTAGTTTAGATGTAACTGAAGACGGCGAATATCTAGTAGTAGGATTGCCAACAGCCAGCGGAGTTAACACAAGATTCAAAGGCGACTTTGATGCTGATGCTGCCTACAATAAAAATGATATAGTCAAAGACCGCGACAGCCTCTGGAAAGCAAATAGAGAAATTCTACCACAAATCACAACACAGCCATTCAGCACATTTGACAATTACATTAATATAGCCAGCAGCGCAGATGCGGACTCAACTAGCTTAACTCTGCTAGTTGCAGGCGACCCTGGTCTAGAAGGCAACACAGTAGATCACCTACTAGTAAGAGCTCCTCGAGACATGTATCTAGGTACAAAAGCTGGTGATGTCGTAAATCTATTTTGGAACAGACGCAGCTTTGCATATCCAACACTGGATGTATTCCTGCCATTTGACGGCGAAATACCACAGATAACTCCTGAATTTTTACAGCAAGATCATGAAATCATAGAAAAGATTGATCATGTATTTTTCATAGAGACTTTTATTACCCTGCCTGGCGTAGGAGATACAGTTACAACAGATACTGGCCAAGCCGAAGTTGCTTATGTAGGCACCCGCAGAGACAGTACTGTATTGTATCTAAAAGATACCAACGGTACGTTTGATATCACAGGCGAATTGTTTATTGAAGATGTAGACTTTGTAGGATTTTATACAGAAGAGAATACATTCAGTACAACCGATGCAGTAGCAGGTTTTTGGTATATCGAAACCCCTAGTTATTCTAATAATGGACGTTACTATGATATAGGCCGAGGCTTAGTGTATGCTGACATTCGTCTACAAGATTCTAATAGATCGTTAAATTCTTATTACAATATTCAAGACACAATAGTTACAATTGGTAACTATGTTCTCAATCGAAATAGAGTAAGCGTTATTACTCAATTGTCATACCGTGGCGACCCAGCAGGCGCTGACGGTGTTAACGGTACAGAACAACAAATTCCTAGTGACCTTTGGGTTGTAAGAGCAGGTAAATTATTTACTGACACATTGTCTACAGGAGACAGCTTTGAATTCCGTGTGTACGACCTAGACAATAGAGATTTGACCGATGCATTAGAAACTGCTGGAATTACTGGAAACTATTCTGTAACTAATAAAACACAGACTATATATGATCTATGGGACGGATATATTGATTTTGAATTTACTAGATTTGACTTTGGTGGATTTCCTTTCGAGCCGCAAGTAGGAGACATTATTGAAGATGTACAAACTCCGAGAGATGGCGCAGGCGGCCTAGCACTTACAACTACAACAACCAGTAGTGCAGAAATTATGTATATGAAACGTAATTTTAATAGTGTAAGAGTTTATGTAAAAGTATTATCGGGCTCATGGTTACAACAAAATAATATTGGACGTTACGAAATAAGACGCAACGCCAACAATATAATTAGAGGCCCGGGCGATGTTGACCGTGTTATCGGAACTGTGAACGATCCAGGAAATGATATCGCTGTCGGAACAAATGAAGTTGGAAAATTAATAGTATTTGAACACAGTTCAGATTTTAACGATACTAGAGCATGGAATGAAATACCGCCAGTGGTAGATGAAGAGTATTTCTTCTTTAACGAAATAATAGAACAAGGTGTACAAAGATTACCAAACCCACCGTTCAGTCTAAACAAAGATTATACACAGGTATATCACATTTCAGCTGATGAATTTGGAACAGCAGGCCCCAACGGTGAAGGCGCTGTAGCAATATTCCGTAAATTACCAGACGGAAGATATAGATTCCAAAAACTGTTTGTAAGCGAGTACAGAACAGCCAACAGAGGATTCGGCAAATCAGTTAAAATTAAACAGGTTGACAACTACTACACACTGTTTGTTTCAAGCAATAGTGTTGTGCTTCCTGGAGATGACTCAACAGAGAGAAGAGAACATCCAGGCAGTATAGAAATATTCCGTCATGGCGTCAAACCTACTGATCGCTTCCGTGGCGAATATCAGATTACTGCGTATTCAGAAGGCGATATTGTAATTTATAGAGATGACTATTACGTTGCTCTTAAAAATATGTCAGAAACTGAAAACAGAATACAGGATCCTATTTATTGGAACAATATCAGCTGGCGCAGAGGCAAGGACACTGACTACAGAGGAGACTGGGACAACAGCTATGGTTACGCAGTAGGTAGCATTGTACGATTCAACAACAAATTCTACAGAGCTACAACTAACATAGCTGCCAACGAACCGTTCTCAACAACTGTGTGGGCAGAGATAACTGATCTAATTGATTATGTAGGATATCTGCCAAACCTAACAGATATAGCATCTTATGATGAAGCAGTGTTTGACCCAGTTACAAATATTGCTCAGTTTAGCAATGCGTATGATGTAAGTGGTGACGCACAGGTAATTGTAGTAACTGCTGAATTAGTCGATGCCAGCAGCACTAGCGAAACCAAAGTGTTGATCTACAGAGAAACGGACGACAAGTATCTGCTAGATCAAATTATTGACGCACCGCAGCTACAAAACACTATCAACTGGGCTAGAAAGATCACTATTAATCCAGCTGGCACACAGTTTGCTATCAGTGCTCCGCTTGACGATACTGCTAAAACTGATCAAGGACAGGTTTATGTTTATACACAAGTTGATGGAGAGTTTGTACTAAGTCAAACATTAACTCCTCCAAACAACGAAGAAAGCGAACAGTTTGGATATGATATTAGTTTTGGCGAAGATAATTTAGCAGTTTCGAGTCTAAATGGCGATCAAAGAATACCAACTACTTTTGACAACGGTGACGTAACATTTGACAACGGATTCACTAATTTTAGAAATATCAAACTAGACACAGGTGTAGTTTATATCTTTGAAGAATTAAATGATAGACTAGTATACAGCGAACAATTCCGTTACGACACTGCTCAGTCAGAGTTTGGCGAAATACTGTTAGCCAATGCTAACCATGTGTATGTGGGCGTGCCTTCACACAGTGCTGGCGATTCAAGCAAGGGCATTGTGGTAGACTACAGAAAACCAAAAGGCGATACAGCATGGAATACGCTAAGATCAAGCGTAACTCCTGTAGATGTATCGAGAATTGAAGGTGTATTCTTATATAACAAGCGTACAAATCAAATAGTCAGCTATGTTGACTATGTTGATCCTATACAGGGCAAGATACCTGGTATTGTAGAACAAGAATTGACCTACAAAATAGGATTTGATCCTGCTGCTTACAACGTAGGTGATCTAACAGATTTAACAGTTGATCCCAGCAGATACTGGGCAGGTGAACACGTAGGTCAAACATGGTGGAACATCAATACCGCTAGATTTAGTTTCGCATACCAGGGCACTACTGCGTTCCAAAAGAACGAGTGGAATAGACTAATGCCTGATGCTACTATTGATATCTATGAATGGGTAGAAAGTGAATATCTACCAAGTCAATGGAATCAACTAGCAGATACTGATGAAGGTATCGAACTGGGCGTAAGTGGAACTGCTCCTTACGTCAACAGCAAGTACAGTGCTAGATTGACATACGATGATATCGCCCAAATATTCAGTACCAAGTATTACTACTGGGTACAAAACAAGAGAACAATTCCATCTACTAGAGACAGAAGCATCAGTACATTTGAAATGGCTAATCTAGTAGCCAGACCAAGAGAACAGGGATACAGATTTGTTAGTTTCCTAAGTGAGAATAAATTTGTTCTTAACAATTTTGATAACCTAGTAACATCAGATGATCTAGTTCTAAACATTCGTTACAATGTTGGCTCACAAAAATTACAAAACACTCACGCACAGTATCGTCTAATGTCAGACGGCTTAGATCGCAGTCGTCCTGATGCTGACATTGAACGCAAGTGGTTTGACAGCTTGATAGGCGTTGACACCAACAATAGACCAGTGCCTGATCCTAATATTCCTATAGCCAAGCGTTATGGTATACAGAACCGTCCAAGACAGGGCATGTTTGTCAACAGAATAGAAGCACTCAAGCAGACTATAGAACGTGCCAACCTAGTGCTAGCAGAAAATCTTGTTGTAGACCAATATGACATAGACAGACTTTTTGAAAAAGAGCCAACACCGTCGACAGCCACAAAGCTGTATGACCTAGCAGTTGATACCTATTCTGAACTGCGTTTTGTAAGCACTAACAAAGTAACACCTGCTAGACTAAGCCCAGTAATTCTAAACGGTCGTCTAATACGTGTAGACATAGTTGACAGTGGCCGCGGATACAAAACAGCACCTAGTGTAGATATTGTAGGCACTGGAGTTAATGCTGACGTTGAACTAACTATAAACAATCTAGGACAGGTTGTGTCAGCCGAAGTTGTAAATGACGGCAGCGGCTATAATGAAAGCACTCTAGTTAATACAAGAAGATTCTCTGTACTAGTAAACAGTGACGAAACACTGAACGGAAAGTGGGCATTGTACTCATGGAACGACACTGCTAACACCTGGTTCAGAAGCAGCCTACAAGACTTTGACGTAAGTATATACTGGAATTACGCTGACTGGTATGCGTCTAGCTTCAATCAATTTACAAATATAGATTATGAAATCGAAGGAGCGTATCTATTAACCAGCTTAGATGACCTAGTCGGTGATATAGTTAAAATCAATAATGTGGGTACTGGCGGCTGGCTACTGTTAGAAAAAGTTGCCAACGAAGACACAGAAGACTACACTATAAACTATAAAACCATAGGTCGTCAAAATGGAACTGTACAATTCAGCGACAGTCTCTATGATTTTAGTAAAAACACAGTAGGCTTCGACAACCGCAGCTTTGACAGCTGGTTCTACGATAACAATCCTGCCAAAGAGTTGAGAATTATTCTAGAAACACTGAGAGACGATATTCTCGTCACAGACCTAGCAGTAGAATACAATCAGTTGTTCTTTGCTAGCCTGCGTTACATCCTATCAGAGCAACAGAGAGTTGATTGGATGTTCAAGTCTAGCTTTGTTAATGTCAAGCATAATCTCGGAGAACTTGAGCAAAAAATTAACTTTGAAAACAACAAGCTTCCAAGTTTCGAAGCCTATGTTGAAGAAGTTAAGCCATATAGCACTAAGATTAGAGAATTCATTAGCTCGTACACTAGCTTAGACAGCACCAACAGCAGTGTAACTGATTTTGACAATGCTCCTTACTACGACAGATTGACCAAGCGTATAGAAGCCAGCAGAGCTGTTATACAAGACGGTGTGTTGGTTGGGGCTAATGTGTTGAGTGAGTCATATCCTAGAAAGCACTGGGCAGACAACATAGGTTATAGTATAAAAGAAATACAAATAGCTAACCCAGGTAGCGGATATACCAGTGAACCAAGAATTAGATTTGAATCAAGTGAAGGCACAGGAGCCACAGCAAAAGCTTATCTAGGTTACGGTCGTATTACCGAAATTAAAATAACTAATCCTGGCAGTGGATATATCACTACACCCCGTGTTGTTATTGAAGGCCCGCAGACTGACGATGGAGTAGTCGCCGCAGCCAGTGCTATATTGGGCAATGGTCTAGTAAGAACACCCAGCATCAGAATCAAGTTTGATAGAACAGCAGGAGTTTACACTTTTGAAGATCTAGCAGAAACAGAAACATTCTCAGGAACAAACATCAACACAGTGTTTAATCTAGAATGGCCAATGGATCTTGACAACAGAAAAGTCAAGATATCTGTCAACGGAGTAGAACAATTAAGAAGTCAATATACCTACAGCAATGTCGATTATATACCAACTGCTGAAACACTTGCTAAAGAGTTTAATTATGGCGATGTAAACAGCGCAGCAGGCCCAGGCACACAGAAAATTACAGACGGATATTCCTATCAAAAAGGTCGTATAACGTTTACTCGTCCTCCTGCAAATGAAGCAACCATCACAGTCGGATACTACAGACCTCTCAGCATGTTGAGTGCGGAAGATAGAATCAAATTCGCCTATACACCAGTAGCAGGTATGTTGGGCAACGATCTAGCACAGCTTATGAGTGGTGTAGACTATGGCGGAGTTGAAGTGCGCGGATTTGATTTCGGCGGACCAAGCGGCTGGGACAGTCAAGGATGGTATACAGATACTTGGGATACTTTTGACAACACGTTTGAAGATGAAGTATTCATAGCCGACGGTTCTACTATTGCTGTAGAATTGACCAATGTTCTAGAAAATGGCATAGTTTACAACATCTATAAAAATGGTGTAAGACTTGACGACCCTGACTACGACCTAGGCACACCCGTAAATCCAACAGCAATTACCAACAGTATCACAGGCGATGGCGTTACTAAAATTATAGACCTTGATGACAGAGGTATATCGCTACTAGATGGTGATATTCTAATTGTTAGAAAAATTACCAGCGATGGTAGTGTTATTCCTGATCCGTTGAGTTATGATGTAGCACTGTCAGGCGGTGACCTGTCATACCAAACTGCCAAAGGTCTGAACCCAGAAGAAATCATAGTAGACGGTGATGGCTTTGTAACACCTACAACCAGCAGCGGCCCAGAAGAACTAGTCCCAGGCCAAGTACTTGATACACTTGACATCAAAGTTTACACTAGAGAAAGCGGTGGTCAAGGCACCATATATAGCCAAAGCTATATTATGGACGCAAGCATAACACAGTACGCACTGGGCACAACACCCGGCAACGCCGACAGTGTATTTGTAAAACTAGACAACGAAATCCTAGCAGACGATGAATATACTATAGACTGGACCGACAACACTGTAACTATTCTTAACCCAGTTGACGGCGTAGAACTAAACATTCTCACAATGGGTCTTGGTACACAGGATATTATGGACTACGGATTCTTTACATCTGTGGAAGGTCAAACTGACTACAAAACTAGTGTAGAATGGGTCGACACTGCCAGCGTCTATGTAACTGTTGACGGAGAAGCTGAAACTGTTACACTGTTTGAGGACGATAATAGAGCAACATTTAGATTTGATACTCCTACCACAGCAGATAAGACTATATACTGGGTTATATTTAATACTAACACAGAAATAAACTATAGTCAAGTATCAAAAGACACGTTCGTTGCCAATGGTACAGATACACAATTTGAACTGTTGTCTGCACCGTTCTATGCTCTGCCAAATGAACACAACATCTTAGTTAAAGTCGGCAACACTATACTAAACGCTGGATATAACAAGCAATTTACAATTTCTCAACTAAGTGAAAGAGAGTTTGCGCTTGAAACATTCCAACAACCAGTGGGATCGCTGGGAGTTGAGGATGTTAGTGTATTCCTTAACGGAGTTGAAATTGTGTCTCCAGTACAGTGGCGTTTAGAAATTGCCAACAGCAGCATTATACTAGCAGATGAAGTTGGTGCTCCAGGCGACTTTGTTGAGGTCTATGTGATTACAGATGGTGACTACAGAATTTCAAACAAGACTGTTATACTAAACACTGCTCCGACTAACAGCACTACAGTAGAAATTTATCAATTTAGCAATCACAACGTACTAGGAATTGAAAGAATAAACTATGATGTAGTTGCTAGAACTACACTAATACCTGAAGATGTACAATATGTTACATACAATAGATTAACAGTGGGCGAAATAGCACTGAGAACACCTGCTGTTGATGCAGAGTATGTTTGGGTAGCTGTAAATGGAGAACTATTAACACCCAGCGTTGATTATTATGTAACTGATGATAGAACCAAGGTTAGACTAGTACGTCTGCCAGCGGCAAATGATGTCATTGACATAATACATTTTACTATGCCTGTAAATGCGCCAAGATTTGCCTACAGACAGTTTAAGGATATGCTGAATCGTACACACTTCAAGCGTCTCGACACTGCAACAACAGCACTTGCACAACCATTAAACTATTATGATCTAAGAATTGAAGTAGTAGACGGAACAGATCTAGCAGAACCAAACAAAGGCGGCAACTTGCCCGGCATCGTTTGGATCAACAGCGAACGTATTGAATACTTTGTAAAAGAAGGAAATACACTGCGTCAGTTGCGCAGAGGTACACTGGGCACAGGTACTCCTGTAGTTCATCCTGCGGCTGAAAAACTGTTTGATCAAAATGCTAGCAAGACTGTTCCATACAAGGATCAGACACTGGTATATAACGAACAAACAACAGATAACGATATTATTAAGGTAACAAATACATTTGTGCCTGGATTTACTATAACAGACAATAATATAGAAGTGTTTAGTAGCGGCACACGCCTGCGAAAAACATCACTAGACGTGTTTAATGCTACTATAGCACTTGATAGTCCGAAAGGCGATACAATAGCACTGAAAGAATTTGGAGTTGACCCGATAAACGAGTTTATCGAAAAGAATAATTCTTATACAATAATTGATACAGAAAAATATCAATTAGATCCAGTGCTTGATACTCGTACTTACAAAGACGACTCGGGCATTATACAACCTACAATATATACTATAAGTGCAGCCGGCGGTTCTGGATTATTTGCTAAGTTTGATGTTACACTAACTAATGGAGTAGTTTCTGTAAGTAGAGCAACAAATCGCGGATTTAATTATAAAGTCGGCGACATATTAACAATACCAGTATCGGAGTTGTATACATCTGCACAAATTGCTGCTAGAAATATCCAAGACATCCAACTCGAAGTTACTGACGTTTACTTAGACGAAAATGGTAATTCTACAGCATTAGGTACTTCGACAATTCCTGCAAACGAAACTAGAATCACAGTGGTCAAAAAAATAGGACAAACTTGGACTAGACTGGGAGAATCACTGTCAACTGCTGAAAATAGCATAGCAAGATTCTTACGTGCTGGAACAACTGAGCTACCAGAATAAATACAGTATAGGAAAAACAATGAGCGGAAACATGCAAGACAACAATGGTGTAAGAATACAAGGTCATATTAAGATATTCGATCCTACAACTAATCATGTCTATATTGACAAAAGAAATGCCATTCATTATGAAAATATGAGTATTGCTCTTGCTGAAAGCTTGAGCAACGCTGGCCAAGGGTTTATATACGAAATGAGCTTTGGTAACGGCGGAACTACTGTAGACCAAACTGGTGTGATTACATATCTTACACCAAACTCAACTGGTACTAATGCTAGCCTGTACAATCAAACCTATACTAAGATTGTAGATGATCGCAGCGTAAACAACACTGATTCCGCTCGCAACAAAATTGAAACACGTCATGTAAGCGGCACAAATTATACTGACATTCTTGTTAGCTGTTTGTTAGACTATGGCGAACCCAATGGTCAACAGGCATTTGACACAGCTACCAATGCTGATGATGCGTTTGTATTTGATGAACTGGGCCTGCGTAGTTATAACCCAGACGCTACAGGCAGACTTTTAACTCACGTTATTTTCCACCCTGTACAAAAGTCACTGAACAGATTGATACAGATAGATTATACCGTACGAGTACAGAGTTTAGCAGGGTAAGGGATAGATAATGGCATACGAAATTAAATATACCGACTTTGTTAACAAAGGCATTATTACTGTTGAAGACGGTACAATTAATGATGAAACCAGTATAGTATTTGTAGGAAGAAACTACACAGGCTATGGACAGGTGTTTGCTGAAAACTTTTTACATCTTTTAGAAAACTTTGCTAATTCTACTGCACCACAGCGTCCAGTAGAAGGACAACTATGGTATGATACCAGCTTAGGTGTAGATCAATTAAAAATATATGATGGCACTAATTGGGTCGCATCAGGTGGTCTTAAAAAAGCCAACGCAGAACCTGCTGTAGCAAATTCAAACGCAGGCGATCTCTGGGTAAACACTGAAAGTCAGCAGCTATATCTGTTTACTGGTACAAGTTGGGTACTGGTCGGCCCAGAATTTAGCGATGGACTACTAACTGGAGCACAAGCCGAATCGATAGTGGGTACGGATGATCAAACATATAATGTGCTTTCGATAAAAATACAAGATCAAACTGCTATAATAATCAGTGCGCAACAGTTTGTTCCTAAAACAGCAATACCAGGTTTTAGAAGCGGTGTTAATCCAGGCATGAATATCAGTGCTGAAGCATTGGTAGGCACAAATGTTCTAAAATACTGGGGCACTGCGGAAAAAGCAGAAAACCTAGTAGTTGCAGGTCAGACTATTCCTGCTAGTAACTTTTTAAGAGGCAATGCTAGCTCATCTACAGACTTTGATCTTAGAATTAAAAACAACGAAGGTTTAAAAATAGGCACAGGCGGGCAGCTTAGTATTGGTATAGATGGCGAAGCTGGGGTTATACAACACAATACCAGCGGATCAAATATTGATTTCCGTTTAAGAAGTGGAACCAGCACACCTACTATACTGAGAATTGACAGTGCTGGCCTAGTAGGTATTAACAATGCTGCGCCTGAAGAAGCCCTTGATATTAGAGGCAACATTAAGATATCATCAAAAACAGGCGAACCTCAAACAGGTGTACTAAGAGTTGAAAGTACAGTTAACAGTTCTAATATCAGCACAGGGTCGATTGTTACCCAAGGCGGCCTAGCTGTAGCACTAAACGCATATATAGGTGCAGACCTTGATGTCGGCGGCACGATTATATCAGGAAACATTGTTCCTGATCAAAATGTTACAAGGAACATAGGTGCTACTAATCTTCGTTACGATCAAGTGTATGCTCAGACTTTCTTTGGTAATCTACAAGGCAACGTAAGCGGTACAGTCAGCGGTAGAGCAGGATCAGCAGACAGATTGGCCAGTGCTACAACTTTTGGTGTAAGCGGCGACGTAGAAAATACCAGCTTTGCGTTTGATGGTCAAACCGGCGGAACTACAAAAACTTTTGACGTGAGAATTGCCAACAGCTTTATATCAAACAAAGAAACAATATTTGATGCTAATAATGCTGATGAAATCCTTATCAATAGAGTAATCGGCGAAACTGGTGTTTACAAAATTACCAAACGCAACTTCTTAAAAAGCATTCCGCTTATTCCAGCTGGTGCTATGATGCCCTTTGGAGGAGAAACTGCCCCCGCAGGTTGGCTACTCTGTGACGGATCAGAAGTTTTTAAATCAGACTATACTCTATTATTCGAAGCAATTAGATTCAACTTTAGAGACCCGTCTCTACTAAGTGACAGTGGAGTTAACACTTTTGCATTGCCTGACATGAGAGGCAGAGTTCCGTTAGGTCTTGATAATCTAGGTGGGCCAAGTGCTAACAGAGTTACTAACATTGCTGCTGATGCTATAGGCGGAAACGCAGGTAGCGAAACTACAACAGTAGGGGTTAACAACTTACCAGAACACGAGCACGATCTAGAAGGCGAAAGCGGAACACAGTTCTACGGTATACGTGCTGGCTCCGGTGAACCAGTTGATGACAATGCTGTAACATTAACTATCGAACCTGGTCTTGGCGGTACACAGGGTCTTGCGTCCAGCGGCGGTGTACAAACAACTGGTTCTCTAGGAGATCCTCTAAGCGTAATGAACCCATACCTAGCTGTGAATTATATTATCTATACTGGAACAGAAACATGAGTTATCAACTAAACAAGACTGACGGGACACTGTTAACTGATTTGATCGACGGCCAAATCGATACCAACAGCACTAATCTTGTGTTGGTTGGCAGAAACTACACAGGCTACGGTGAATTTTTTAACGAAAACTTTATTAAATTATTAGAAAACTTTGCTAACACTGCGGCCCCTAGCAATCCGTTAACTGGTCAGCTATGGTGGGACACCAATGACCAAAGACTCAAAGTATATGACGGTACAGTATGGAAAGCAAGCGGCGGACCATTTGTACAATCAACTCGCCCTCAGATGGTTGCAGGTGATCTCTGGATTGACAATCTAAGAAATCAACTGTATGCTTTTGATGGAACTGATCTTATACTGGTTGGTCCACAATATACCGAACAACAAGGTGTCAGCGGCTTTCAAATAGGTAGTATACTAGACGAACAAAGCCGTTCTAGAACAGTGGCTAATCTATTTGTAGGCAATCAACTAGTTGGACTGTTTAGTAATATCGAATTTACTCCAATCTTTAGTCAAAGAATCAGCGGACTTGTTACAGCGACTAATCCTAACGGAACTATATTCCCCGGATTTAACATTATTGACAAAGCTAACTTTAAATACAGAGGTATAGCAGATTCAGCAAATGCGTTGGTCACTGCAGGCGGCGTAGTTAGAACAGCTGACAGTTTTCTACCATCAAACGCAAACGGGATTACAACAGGAACATTGACTATACAAAACTCAGGTGGTCTAACAGTTGGTCTATCTCAAAACCATGTTCAAAAAGTTGTAGGCCCAAGATTCTTCTTTGAAAATCAGCTAACTGATCATGACATTAGCCTTAGAGTGCGCAGTAGTGCCTTCGGAGCTCTAACAGTAGATGGTGTATACATTGACGCAAGCACTGCTAGAGTTGGTATATTCAATGTAAATAGACTTCCACAGTATACACTGGACGTCGAAGGTGATTTACGTGTGACTGGCAATTTACTAGTAGAAGGTGCTACTACTAGTATTGATGTCGCTACTCTGAGAGTAGAAGATAAAAATATCGAAATAGCCAAAACATCAACCGGTTCAACACTAACTGGAATTAATGCAGACAACGCTGGTTTAATCCTTGACACTAGTAACGTTGGTCAAAAGCTATGGACCTGGAAGAACACTACAGATGCGTGGAGCACCAACGTTAATGTAGACTTAACTGACACTGCTAAAACATATAAAATAGGCGGAGTTGATAAGATTACAAATACAAGCTTAACTAACGTTCAAAAAGCATTAGATCTTGATGAGATTGGTACACTGCTATATTTAAATGTAGACAGTATTGGTATTGATGGAACAATCATCAGTTCAAACGCTGCTATGAATATTACCGCAACCAGCGGTGTTAACATTACTGCTAACGGTGATATTGCAATTCAAGACAGTAGAAAAATAACAGGTCTAGCTGATCCTGAAAACAATCAAGATGCTGCTACTAAGATTTATGTAGATACACAAATTGCTATAGAACCTATTGTTTTTAGCATGGACATCACTGGTTTAGGCGCTGGAGCAACACTTCAAACAGCAGTTGGCAGCTTTTTAACTGAATTATATTCACCTGTAGGTATTAACACAGGTAAAATAGCAAGAATACATACAACATCTTATGCTGGAGCAACAGTAGAAGGCGTAGACATTGAAAGTGTAAAAAATATCAGCCTGATAGCAGTTGATTCAAACGGAACACAAAACGAATCAGTAGTACAAGATATTGTGTTTGATCCCGAAGGTGCTAGCGGTACAGTTGTGCTAGAACCGTCGAGAACAATGATGACGTACCAGTCTACTGGATCAGTATGGCAATATCAGAGCACTACTACATATTCGTAAAAACGATAAATAATATAAATGTTTAGGGGTAAACTAAATGGCATATCAAATTGATAGATATAACAACACACTACTAACTGCGGTCGAAGACGGCACAATAGATCAAACAACTGATCTAAAGTTTATAGGTAAAAACTATGCTGGATACGGCGAAATACAAAATGAAAATTTCCTTTATCTACTAGAAAACTTTTCAGGAGCAAATCAGCCCGCAAGACCCCTGGGTGGCCAAATTTGGTTTGACACTGCTAACAGCAAGTTAAAGTTTTATGATGGAACAAAATTTCGTACAACAGGCGGATCAGAAATTGCTACAACAGAACCTACTGGACTAGCAATAGGTGATTTTTGGTGGGACAGCGGCAACGATCAACTTTATGTATTTAATGGAACTAGTTATATCTTAATCGGCCCGCAAAATGCCGGCGAAGGTGTAACACAAATGCAAAGCCGTGAAGTACTTGACACTACAGGCGCTACTCGAGGCATTATTGCTGCTACTATCGAAGACGAGATTGTGTTTGTTGTAAGCACAAACGAATTTGATCTTAACGCAACTACTCCTATAACAGGTTTTGATAGAATTAAAAAAGGTATTACCTTAAAGTGGACACAGTTGGCCAGCGCAGGCATTACTAACAGTACTAGTGTAATAGGTAGAGATTTTAATTTTTGGGGCACTGCTTCAAACGCAGAAAAACTAGGCGGCTTTGTAGCAGCAGAATATATTAGAAGAACTGGCATAAGTTTCGACAGCGTGGTTACATTTGGCGAAGCCGGCTTGACTGTGGGTGATAGCCAAGATCTTCAACTTATTATCGAAAACGGCGACCAAGCTGTATTACAAAACGTTACAGGTCAAAGCAGTGTAATTAAAATTAAAGCAACTAACAGTGCCGGTGTACTAACAACGGTTGTAACAGCTAGCACTGTGGGACTTATTCCAGATACAGACAATACATTTGACTTAGGTAATTCAAGCATACGTTGGAAAGATGTGTATGCTGTAAACTTTGTCGGAGAAGCAAGTCGAGCAACCAGTTTAAGAGTGGGATCAGATTTCCGCACAGCCAGCGTAAGTGCAACGAACAACAGTGTAGCAGTGAGAGATGCAACAGGAAATCTAGCTGCTAATCTATTCCAAGGTACCGCAACACAAGCTCGCTACGCTGACCTTGCAGAAAAGTATACAACAGATCAAGAATATTCAGTTGGAACTGTAATGACAGTAGGAGGCACTGCTGAAACAAGAGCAGCAACAGTTAGTGATATAGCAATAGGTGTAATTTCAGATAAACCTGCTTACCTAATGAACAGCGATTGCGAAGGGCAAGCAATTGGTCTCAAAGGACGTGTTCCTGTTAGAATCGTAGGACCAGTGTCAAAAGGTCAAGCTGTATATGCTTGGAAAGATGGAGTAGCGTCAACTATAGCTTCAAACGGATTAGTGGGTGTTGCTTTAGAAACAAACAGCGATGAGGGCGAAAAACTAGTAGAATGTGTACTGAAAGTTTAAGGAACCACCATGGCAGAAATCACAGCAGCACGACTTAATAACTTACAGGCACGAGTTGAACTTATTCTAGGAAATGGTGCAGGACAAAATGGTTATGGGCAAACCATAACCAGTGCTAACGTTCTCAACGACGGCAACGCTACTATTGTAGCAGATGATTTAAATAATATGTATGCTGATATGATTCGTGCTAGGATACACCAAGTTGGACCAGGCGACGTAGGCATTGCTGAAGTTATAGAAAATTTAAATGTAGTTGCTGAAGAAACTAGTTCTTTTGTAAACGACCTAGGTCAAACACAAATAGATGCTGATGGTGATAAAAAAGGTATTGCTGATTTTGAACGTTTAATGACTACGATCGAAGCAGATAAATTTCTAATACACCCCAGTCAAGCTACTATCGAACCTGGCATAAGCAGCGTTAGAACAGTTTCCTGGAACGGATTAATTGTACACGAAGTACAGATCAATTTTGTTAACGAAGATCAACGTCGCCACTTTTTTAATACAGGCAGCGAAATTTGGATTCAGGCCAACAATAGTGTTGCTAGTCAACCCAAAGGACTAGACTGGGCAGAACTTTGTGCTCAGGTAGGAACAGTAAAATTTGGAGCAAACGCAACTATATCTACCACAGGCGGCGGATCGAGCATAGGCAATTATGATCTAAACGGCGGCTTACAAGTGATCTATCAAAAGATCGGATCTGGTACTTACAGTGCAATTTACGCTGGTAACATCTATACAATCAAAGCAAGACTAGATGGAAATACTAGAATTGTTTTTAGAATTGAATTTAACGATGTAGTTGTAGACAATAACGTAGACAATAATGTTGATGGCAGATTAGAAAGCACTGTAAGACATTACAGAGCAACAGGCGATTATGTAGAAGTAGCAGCACCGTCGTACTTTAACTCTTCAACTCTTGCATAATAAATTCTCTTAGTATATAATTACTATAAATACATTGAGAGAATTGTAAATGTCAACAACTATACCTGTAACAGCTAGTAGATACAACACCTTAAGAACCCTAGTAAATAAAATACTAGGTGATTCTACTTTGTCTTTTCCTAATTACGGCTACGGACAACTCTTTTCTACTGTAGCTGTTGTAGGAGATTATGACGTTAATACTTTAGCTACTGATAAAGTTACCGCAGAACAGTACGAAAATCTCTATATAGATCTTATAAGATTACGTGTACATCAAGTTGGAGTTTCTTCTACAACAATCGATCCGTTTGTCGAAGGCGGTTTTGACACTAATCCTAGTGCTGACAAAATAGAATTAGCATACATCCAAGCATTAGAAGCATTAGGCACGAACGTAGAAACAGATCGATTTTTAATAGATTCCGCAACACAGGCCGCCGAATTGAATTTGTTAACATCAGTTGGCACGCCGATTTTTAGTACAAGATCTTTCGCAAATACCGGCGCCTGGAACGGTACAATAACACATATTGTAAAAGTTACGTTTGACGATGCACTACAACGTAGACAATTTTTTAATTCTGGCGGCGAAGTAAGATTTAATGCTTCTGTAAATTATGCAGGAAGCCAAGCTAAAACAGTTGACTGGCAAACACAACTCAGTGCTATGGGCACTATCAGCTTTAAAGCCAATCAGACTATATCAAATAACGGAATAGGTACTAGTTATTCGATTGGTAATTATAATCTTACTAGCACTTATCAACTATGTTATGATCAGACTGGCGGAGCAACCTATGCTAGAAATCGTTATCGCATCTCAGCACTACAGCTTAATGATAGAGAAATACAATTTAAGATAGATTTTGTAGATGGCCGGCCTAAC